TCACAAGCTCCACGGCACCGACCGCGCCGATCGCAATGTCGCGCCATATGAGCCGCAACCCGAGACCGATCTCGATGTCGTTCCGCCCGACTTTCTAACGCCGAGCCAGAAAGCCGGTTGGGCCTAAGTCATGCGCTACGCGCCGCGCGGATTGCTCAAAGCGCTCGATCGCTCGGTGCTGGTGACATGGGTCGAGGCTGAGGATCGGCATCGGACCGCCATGATGACGCAAGCGCGGCTCGATCTCGGCAATCAGCTTCCGCTGTTGACCAAGAACAAGGATGGCACCGCGACCGCTTCGCCATATCTCAAGATCATGAACCACGCGGCGCTGATTATGCTTCGGTGTGGCAGTGAGCTCGGCTTTTCGCCGGCCTCGCGTCCGAGGATCCAACTGATACCGGGCGGCGGTCCGCGCTTGATCGAGGGCGAAGTCGATCCGTGGGACGAATTGACGGCGGGGGCCGCATAAATGAGCGAGACACGCGAGCCGATCCTACAATTCTTCGCCTATGAGCACTTGCCGGCCGATCTCGGCGCGGTCAGCGCGCCATTCTGCGTATTGGCCCATCGGATCGTCGAGGAACTACCGCGCAACCCCGAGCGGACGGTTGCGCTCCGCAAGCTGCTCGAAAGCAAAGATGCCGCTGTCCGCGCAAAGCTCGCCAGGGATGCCAGCTAGCCGCGACCACGTTACCCCTGCGATCGAATTCGCCAAGCGGCTCGCCGACGACGCGAGCGCGTGCGAGACCGCGCGCAAGTCAGCCGCCAAGTTCAACCGCGAGCTTGCCGACGCGCGCGCCGGCAACTCGGCCTGGGCATTCGACGACGCGCTCGCCAATCGCGCGATGCTGTTCGCGTCGAACCTGCCGAACATCAAAGGCCCGGAAGCCGACAAGCCGATCCGGCTCATGGACTGGCAGCGCTTCGTCTATGCGAACCTGTTCGGCTTCGTCGAGGCCGGCACCCGTTTGCGACGCTTCCGGCAGGCGTACGTGGCGGTCCCGCGCGGCAACGGTAAGACGACCGTCGTCGCGCCGGCCGCGCTCTATTGCACGTTTATGGAACGCGAAGGCGGTGCCGAAGGCTATGCGGCGGCGGTCACGCGCGATCAGGCGCGTATCCTGTTCGACATGGCGCAACAGATGGTCCGCCGCACGGCGCGGCTCCAGCGACCGCCGCTATCGGTCAAGGTGATGGTTAACGCGATCTTTCAGGAGCACACCGCGAGCCGGTTCGCGCCGATATCGTCCGACGCGAAAGCGCTCGACGGATTGAATGTCGCGGTCGCGGTCTGCGATGAGATCGCGAGCCATAAAACGCCGGAAGTTTACGATGTGCTGTTGACCGCGATGGGCAAGCGGACGCAACCGCTCCTAATCTGCATTACCACCGCGACCGACAACAGCGCGGGCGTCGGGAAACAGCTTTGGGACTATTCGCTTCGCGTCCTCGACGGCATCCAGGACGACGACCGATTGTTCTCGTTGATCTATACCGCCGACACGTCCGACGACACCTGGGACGAAGTAACGTGGCGCAAGGTCAACCCCGGCTGGGGCCAGACCGTTCAGCCCGACGCGATCCGCGCGATTGCCAAACAGGCGCGCAACAATGCCGCGCAGGAAAGCGTATTCAAAACGCGGCACCTGAATCTATGGGTCGGCGCCGACGAAGCGCTGTTCAGTATGCGCGCTTGGAACGATTGCCGCGATCCGACGCTGCGGATCGAGGACTATTTCGGCAAGCCGTGTCACATGGCCCTCGATCTCGCGAGCAAGACGGATATCGCGGCGATCGCGCTCGTGTTCCGCGACGGCGAACGCTATGCGGTATTCAGCCGGTGCTATCTCAACGAGGCGGCGGTCAGCGAAGCGCGCAATCCGTCCTATCCGCAATGGGCGCGCGACGGCGTGCTACGGATCACACCCGGCAACGAAACCGACTTCGGCGAGATCGAGACCGATCTGATCGAGGATTGCCGCCGGTTCGATGTCCAATCGGTCGCCTATGATCCGTGGGGATCGACGCAGCTTGCCCAACGGCTCGCCGCCGAGGGCGTTCCGGTCGTCGAATTCCGCGCCAATACGCAGAACTTCAGCGAGCCGACAAAAGAGCTAGACGCGGCGATCCGCGCCGGCCGGCTCCGGCATGACGGCAACGGCGCCTTGTCGTGGTGCATGTCGAACGTCGTCGGCCACTACGATGCGCGCGGCAACGTCTATCCGCGCAAGGCGCGACCAGAGAACAAAATCGACGCAGCGGTGGCGCTGATTATGGCGACCGCTCGCGCTATCGGCGCCGTCGATACGGCCTCGGTTTATGAAAGCCGTGGGCTGTTGGTGCTCGGCTAGTGGCCTTGCATCTCGTGCCGATTATCGAACCCGAAATAGGAGCAAACAGCATGCCGTATGTGCAAGGCTTTCTAATCGAGGGGCCGGTCGATCCGGGCTTCGGCCGTCCTGGTGGCGGCGGTCCGGTCGATCCCGGCTTCGGCGGTGGCTCGCCGAACCACCCTTGGATTCCCGGCCACTTGCCCGATCCGCCGCCGAGCGTCTGGCCGCCGCCGACCGTTTCCCATCCAATTCAACCGGCGCCACCAGGAACGCCGCCGGGCGCGATCTATCCGCCGCCTAACGCGCCGTCGCATCCGATCGCCGGTCAGCCGGGCGTCCCGACGCATCCGGTCCAGCCGCCGGCTGGCGCTACGCCCGGCCATCCCGACCAAGGCTTACCGAGCAACACATTTTGGGTTGTCGCCGGTATCCCCGGCGTCGGCTGGCGTTATGTCTGCGTCGATCCGTCGCTCGTTGCCGGCACGCCGCTGCCGCCGGCTCCGGCGCCGAAGGGCTAGCCGGCGATGAGCTTCCGCGAACGGCTCGGCCTCTGGTTGCTCGGTTCGCCGGGACAACCGGCCGCGCCGATCGCGACCGAGACGAAAGCGGACGCTGCGGTCACTTCAACCCTTGGCGGGTTGGGCTGGCCGCAGCCGATGCTGTATGCCGCGCTTGGCGGCTACGCGAGCAATACCGGCGTTCCCGTTACCCCGTTCACCGCGCTCCAATCCGCCGCCGTCTATGCCTGCATTCGCGCGATCTCGCAGGATATCGCCATGCTCGCGCCGTTCGTCCGACGCCGGCTGGTTGGCGGCGGTTATCAACGCATGCCGCAACATCCGCTTAACAAGCTGTTCCGCCGGCCGAACCGCTGGCAGACATGGTTTGAATTTATCGGCTACGCGGTAAGCTCGATCTGCCTCCGGGGTAATTCGTTCGTCGTGATCGAGCGCGACAAGGATGCCAATCCGATAGAGCTTGTCCCGATCGCGCCGGATCGCTGCACGATCATGCTCACCGAGGACGGCGAACTTTGGTATCGGGTCAATTCGCGCCGGATCGGCATGGGCATCCTGATACCGCCCGACGACATGATCCACATTAAGAATATTTCGATGGATGGCTATGTCGGCGTCTCGCCGATCGCAATCGCGCAGGACGTGATCGGTCTCGCGCTCGCGACGCAACAACACGGCGGCGTCCTGTTCCGCCAAGGCGGTCAGATCGGCGGCGTGATCTCGCATCCCGGCAAGCTATCGAAAGAGGCGTCGGACCGGATCGCCAATAGCTGGCGCGAGACGCATAGCGGCGTCCAGAACGCGCATAAGGCGGCGATCCTCGAGGAAGGGATGCAATTCAACAAGATTGCGATCACCAACGAGGAAGCGCAATTCTTGGAGACGCGCCGCTTCCAGGTGGTTGACATATGCCGGTTGTATGGCGTTCCGCCGCACCGGCTCGGCGAGCTTGACAAGGCCACCTTGAATAATATTGAGCAGCAGAATCAGCAATACGTCGATAGCGCGCTCAAGCCGACCGCGCGGTTGATCGAGCAGCTATTCGACCACCACCTTCTGTTCGACGATGAACGCTCGATCCTCGAATGCAAATTCGACTTCGACGACATGACGCGCGGCGATCTCCTAACGCGCTATCAGGCTTACCAAGTCGGCACGCTCAACGGCTGGCTAAACCGCAACGAGGTCCGCGCCCGCGAGAACATGAATCCGATCGAGGACGGTCACGGCGACGAATACCGCGTCCCGCTCAACACCGCGGTGCCGGGGACCGCGCTCGATCCGGCGACGGCCGCGCCGAGCGAGACCGCGCCGAAGCCCGCCGCGACGCCGACCAAGCCGGAGCCAGGGGGGACCGAGTGATGCAAGAGCGCGCGATTGTTTACTTCGTCGTCGCTTGGCTCGCGTGCTGGCTGGTCGATCTGATCGTGATCGTCGTGCGCGGTCCCGTCCTGATCGATCCGATTCTAAAGCTGGTGATCGTCCTGTTGTGTCTTGCGGTGGTCCTGATCGGTCTGTCGCGGCATGGCTGGCTGTTTGCGGGATAATCGAGATGCAGATCGTAAGCGCAACGCACTTCAAGACGATCAACCGGGGCCGCAACGTCACCCGCGCCGCGATCGGCCTCCGCAAGCAAATGATCGGACCGGCCGCAACGATTAGCAGCGGAGGCGTTCGCGTGCTCCGCTTTACCATCTCGACCGATAGCGTTGACCGCGAGCAGGACCGGATCGCGCTCGCCGGCTGGGACCTCGCGAACTTCAAGCGCAACCCGGTTGTCCTCTGGGGCCATGACGCGAGCCGGTTGCCGATCGGCCGCGCGTTCGATGTCGCGATCGAGGGTGGCGCGCTCAAAGCGTCGGTCGAGTTCATTCCCGACGATACGCCGGAAGGCGGTCAGTTCGCGGAGTCGGTTTACCGGCTCGCGCGCGGCGGCTTTATCGCCGCGACCTCGGTCGGCTTCCGGCCGACCAAATGGGACTACACGCGCGACGCATCACGCGGCGCCGATGATTGGTTCCCCGGTATCGACTTCGAGGAACAGGAGTTGGTCGAGCTTTCGATCGTAACCGTTCCGGCGAACCCGGAAGCGCTGATCGAGGCACCAGGCCCCGGCGAGGGCACCGCAATCGCAACGCCGAACCCGGACACGGGCGAGGAACTAACCGCCTACAATCAAGAATTAACAAGAGCACGAGCCCGCCGCCGCCGCGCGCTCCAACTAGCACTAGCAACGGAATAGCGCGCGCGATCCCGCGCCGCATTTAGAGGACACAAGGTCATGGCCACACTTTCCGAAAAGCATCGCGAGCTAAAGCGTCGGCGTTCCGAGATCGTCGCCAAAATGGGCGCGATCGTGAAAGAGGATACCGACGACAAGCCGATCGACGAAGCCGGATCGACGACGTTCGACGAACTATCCGCCGCACTCGCCGCGATCGATCAGCGGCTACAGCGCGTCGCCGCCGCCATGACCGCCGCCGCCGAAGGCGCACAGGACGCGGCCGATGGCGACAGCGAGGACGACGACGACGCCGACAAGGACCTCGACGACCGGCGCGGCAGCTTCCGCGTCAAGCCCGGCGCCAAGGCGGCAGCGCAAGCAAAGCGCGATCCGTTCGCCGGTATCAAGGAAAAGCGCGGCGTCCGCGCGGCGCGCTATGTCCTCGGTCTGCTCCACGCGCGGTTCAATCACGTCTCGATGGAGAAAGCCTCCGAATGGGCCGCGAACCGCTTCGGCGATGATCTCGTTGCGCGCGCTTTACAAGCCGGCATAACCGGTGAGGGCGGCGCCTTGATTCCGCAGGACTTCATGGCGGACCTCATCGAGCTATTGCGCGCCTCGACGGCCGTGCGCGGGGCCAATCCGATGGAAGTCGGCATGCCGATGGGCAACCTGACTATTCCGCGTCTCGCTGGTGGTGCGACCGCCGCATACCAGAACGAAATGGACGACATTGCGGTATCGCAAGAGCGGTTCGACGACGTGAACTTTGCCGCTAAGAAACTGACCGCGATGGTTCCGGTCTCGAATGATCTGATCCGCCGCGCGCCGATCGGCGTCGAGGAGATCGTGCGCGACGATCTCGTGCAAACTATCGCGCGTCGCGAGGACCTTGCTTTCCTACGCGGCGATGGGACCGATAAGGGGCCGATCGGCATGCGCCATCTGGTGTTGCCGGCGAACCTGATAACGGTCACCGCCATGCCGGCGACCCCGGCACCGGGCGACCAGCTAACCGCGATCCTGTCCGGCGCGTCGGCGGCGATCCTGGCGTTGCAGAATGGAATGTCGCGCATGATCCGGCCGACCTGGATCATGTCGCCGACCGTCGCGCGCTTTAT